GAAGAAGAGTATGCAGATATCTGGTCATCGATCATTGCTAATGACGGCTCTGTTCAACACCTCGATTGGATGGATGATTGGACCAAAGATGTATTCAAAACGAGTATGGAGATAGATCAACGCTGGTTGATTCAACATGCATCGGATAGACAAGAGTATATCGACCAAGCTCAATCACTCAATCTATTCTTCAGACCTGATGTTGATATCAGATATCTTCATGCGGTGCACTTCCAAGCATGGAAAGCTGGACTGAAGAGTCTTTATTATTGCAGAAGTGAGAAGATTGGCAAAGCTGATAAGGTGTCCAAGAGAATCGAAAGAAAAGTAATTGAAGAGATTGATTTGAAAGCACTTGCAGAGAATGATGATGTTTGTTTGGCTTGTGAAGGATAAATGTGCTTGAATACATCACAACATTCTTTGCACTATTCTTTACAGACATCTTCTATACTTACTATTTGAGATCTGTAATTCATAACCAGCCATTAAAGGCTAGTATGTGGGCAGTTGTGGTGTTTCTTCTTGCATGTGTTGCAGTAATCAATTATACAACTAACCATTGGCTATTGATTCCTGCAGCGATCGGTGCATTTAGCGGGACATATGTTGGAATGATTATCAGAAAAAAACATAACATTCAATGACAAAGAGAACGATTGCTCTATTTGTCAACGATCCGATGTGCTCTGTACAGAGTTGCAATGGTGTTATCAATGCTCTTCAAGATAGTTATAACATTAAACTATTTTCCAAGAATCTTGTAGAAGATTGTTTCTTCGATGATGTTGATATGGTGATTGTTCCTGGAGGACTAGGAGACTCGGATACGTTCTATAAATTATTTAAAAATAATTCTGTGAATGTAAAAAAGTTCATTGCTACTGGTGGTAAATATGTTGGTATTTGCATGGGTGCTTACTGGGCTGGCAGTCATTACTTAGACATCTTAGACGGAATTGATACCGTTCAATATATTACAAGACCAAATACAGATACCAGAAGACCTCATGCAAAGAACTTACGAGTGTATTGGCACGGTGAAAAAACATATATGTTTTTCTATGATGGGTGTGCAATCGTTGGTGATTATAGCAAGATGGAGATAGTTGCTAAGTATACCAATGATGATATTATGGCAGCAGTACAGGGAAACATTGGATTGATTGGTTGTCATCCTGAAGCTGAGAAGTGGTGGTATGATAGCTACTCTTACTTGAAGGGGTCGTGGACAAATCACCAACCAAGATTATTAGAATTTGTTAACGAGTTAATGGAAAAATAGATGATTTCGATTTCAGAAAAAGCAAAAGAAAAGATCACAGATCTGTACATTGACGAAAACGATCCTTCAATCAAAGGGTTGAGAGTGTTTGTTCAAGGTGGTGGTTGCTCTGGATTCAGCTACGGATTTACATTCGATCATGAAATCAACGAAGACGATTTCAACATATCACTGGGCAGATTTGATATCATGGTAGATGCTATTAGTATGCAGTATCTCCAGGGTGCTACTATAGATTATAAGGACGAACTGATGACTAAGGAATTCATAATTAAAAACCCTAATGCCAAGCATACTTGTGGGTGTGGAAGTAGTTTTACAGTATGAATAGAAGACCTCTGCACTTTATTACAAGAGAGAAGGAGTGGGAACTTATACAACGATTAGAAACAATTGTTGATAGTTCGAACTTTGATCCTCAAACAACAGCCGTGGTAATGGCTTCACCTGACTACTCAGCAACTGTTGCTATGCATCTTGCTCATGCGTGGTCTAGAAAAGGAGAGATGCTGGATATAATTCCTGTCGATGTAACCTATCCTGATGAGGATTATAAGCCGTACATGGAGAGGTTGAGATCTCAGTACTTAGACTTCAAAGATTATACCAAGCTAGTGATCATAGAGGCAGGTATAATTAGAGGTGGAAACTGGAAATGGATTCTGGAGACTTTGATAAATGATTTTGGTTTCAAAAGAGAAGATATAACTTTGGTTGCTCTTTGTGAAAATGTTGGATCAGTAGTGAAATCAGATTATGTTGCTGAATACTATGATGATCGTTATGAGGAGCTGATGTTTTATTTTGAGAAATTTAATAAACACTGGCCAGTAAGATAGGAGATGAAATGAGATTACTGAAGTTTGAAGCATCATGGTGTGGCCCATGCAAAAGCCTTTCTAAAACAATGGAAACAATCGAGTTTCCCTACCCAGTAGAGGTGATAGATGTTGATCAGAACAGTGCAGCTGCAGTAGAATATGGGATCAGAGGTGTACCTCATCTGATCTTACTTGATGAGAATAATAATATTGTTAAGCGTGTAAGTGGCAATGTTGCCAAGGAAACTTTAATAGAACAACTAATAACAACGAGATGATTAAAAAAACAAAAAACAAACTAACGGATGAGCGTAACTTTTTTAAACCTTTCAACTATCCTTGGGCATATGATGCGTGGTTGAAACACGAACAAAGTCATTGGTTGCACACAGAGGTGCCAATGCTAGAGGATGTCAAAGATTGGAAAAACAAACTAAACGAACAAGAAAAACACTTCCTGACAAACATCTTCAGGTTCTTCACGCAAGGAGACATCGACGTGGCTGGTGGGTATGTGAAGAACTATCTACCCTATTTCCCACAACCAGAGATTCGAATGATGTTGACTGGTTTTGCGGCCAGGGAAGCGCTTCATGTAGCTGCCTACAGTCATTTGATCGAGACTTTAGGAATGCCGGACTCAACGTACGACGAGTTCCTACAGTACAAGGAGATGAAGGACAAGCACGATTATTTCTTGTCGCTTGCGGGCCAGGACGCGACGACAATAGCACAACAAATTGCAGCATTCTCTGCGTTCACGGAAGGGATGCAACTTTTCTCGAGCTTCATTATGCTACTGAACTTCCCTCGTCACGGCAAGATGAAGGGGATGGGTCAGATCATCACGTGGTCGATTGTTGATGAAACACAACATGCTGAATCAATGATTAAGTTATTCAGAACATTCATTGAAGAGAATAGAGACATATGGAATGATCAACTGAAAGGTGAAATATATACTATTGCAGAGAAGATGGTTGAGCTTGAAGATAAGTTCATCGATCTTTCATTCTCTAGCAATACAATGGAGAATCTAACAAACGCAGACGTCAAGCAGTATATTAGATACATTGCTGATCGTCGATTGATTAGCCTTGGATTAAAAGGAATATTCAAGGTGAAAAGAAACCCATTACCATGGGTGGAAGAGATGATCAATGCTCCTACACATACAAACTTCTTTGAGAACCGGGCAACCGATTATGCAAAGGGTGCGTTGAGTGGAGATTGGTCAAATGTGTGGGCCAAAGCGGCCTAATAATAACAAGGAAAAGTATGAAGTTTTTGAAAACATTATTTGTTGGTATTCTTTTAGTATCTGGTTCTGTGTTCGCTCAGGGCTATGCATCGTTGGAAGTTTCTGAAGAAACAAAACGTTCAACATCTGCAACTAATATCAAAGAAGGATTGGTTGTTGGTACAAAGAGCGGTGGTTTTGATTACAGTATCAAAATGGAAAACAGCCAAACTGAATTTGGTAGCGGTTCTATTACACAAGGCCTCGAGGCCCGTGTAAAGAAAAGCTTCGGTCCAGTCTATGTTGGTGGTCGCCTGGGTGAAAGAGTTTCTAGCTCTGGTCACTTCAGCCACTATGCAGTTGATCTTGGTGCTAAGATTCCTCTCGTGGGTGGTCTTTACACTGACGTTGGTGGACGTTACCGTAATGCATTCGATACAGCAAACAGCTACGAAACCAAGCGTGCACATGCTACAGTTGGTTATGCGTTGACAAAGCAAGATACAATTGCAGCTCGTTGGAGCCGTACATGGGGCGACGAGGAAAAAGATGCATGGCGTTTGCAATATACACGTAGTTTCTAATACTATATAATAGTGTAGTAACAATAAAAGGGGCTATATGCCCCTTTTTCTTTTTAAGGAGCCATTATGCATAAGACAGTAATGGCGTTCCTATTCTGCTTTATAAGCTCTATAGCCAACGCCCAGGAGATAGTAGATTTAACCAAACCAATGAAGTGTTCAGAAGTACAAAATGTAATGAACTATTTCTCAAACACTCATAAAGAGACGCCGGCTTGGGTTGGGAAAACAGTACACGGCACTCACATCACCTTGTTGGCAAATAAAGAAACAAGATCGTGGACCATGGTTGAATATGATTCCAAGTTAGCTTGTGTGCTAGGAGCAGGAGAAGAAAAGAGTAGCAGTAGTCTTGATATAAAATTATAGGAGTCGTTATGTTAGTTTTACCTGATCAATCAGAATTGATTAAGAAAGGATAGAGATGAAATCACACAACTGTAGAATGTGCGAAGCGGACTTCTCTGTAGAAGGATACAATATTGATGAAGAGATCATGTACTGCCCGTATTGCGGATCAGTAATAGATGCAGAGCTCGATAGTGAATTCGACGAGGAATTCTACGACGAAGATAGACTTCAAGACTAATGTGGACTTTTGAAGATGGTCCTGTTACAATTATCCCAGAAGGATGTTACGGATTCGTCTACAGGATAACCAATACAGTGTCTGGTCGTGAGTACATAGGAAAGAAACTATTCTACTCAATGAAGACCAGGCAAGTGAAAGGTAAGAAGAAAAGATACAAAGCAGAGTCTGATTGGCAGACCTACTATGGCTCTAATGATGAGCTACAGAGAGATATTGAAATATTTGGAGTAGTTCACTTCAAACGTGAAATACTTAAATTATGTAAGAACAAAGGCGAGTGCACGTACTATGAGGCCAAGTACCAATACCAGTTCGATGTTCTTACAAACCCAACTAAATACTACAATTCATGGATCATGTGCAAAGTGCACAGGAAACATTTACAACTAAACACCGCGGGGTAACTCAGGAGTAGAGTGCCGGGCTCATAATCCGGATGTCGGTGGTGCGAATCCATCCTCCGCAACCATTATTTTTATTATGCAAAATCCAATCACACAAACTCAATCTAAACACGGTTCTTTCATTCATTTTGTAAATGATGATCCAATAGGCGCTTGTCTTTATCATTATGGTGAGTGGGCTCAACAAGAATTTGATTTCTTTGACCAATTCCTCACTGCTGAATCTAATGTACTTGATGTCGGAGCAAACATCGGTACTCATGCAGTCTACTTCTCTAGGAAATGTAATAAAGGTAATGTAGTTGCTATTGAGCCTCAGATTTATATCTTTGAGATGCTTGCAGCTAATCTGTTAATAAATGGATGTTATAATGCTGTTCCTATCCATGCTGGTGCAGCATCGAAGTCTGGTACTGCCAAGATGGTTAACTTCAATCCGTTTGTAGAACACAAGATCAATTACGGCGAGTTCAAAATTAATGATAACTCGGATAGAGGAATTGACACTAACATTGTTACTCTTGATGCATATTCCAGCCTTAATAGATTCAACTTAATTAAGATGGATGTAGAGGGATTGGAGGTTGATGTACTTAACGGTGCAACAAAGATTCTTAAAGAACACAAACCGTTCTTGTACATTGAATTTAATAATAAAGAAGGTAATGATGAGCTCTTGAATAAGATCTACGAATTAGATTATGTTCCCTACTGGCACATCTATACAAAGCATAATCCCAATAACCACAATAAACAGGTAAAGAATGTCTGGGAGCCAGATCAATATATCATTGATAGAGACAACTTGGATCTTAGGTACGAAGGAAATGCATTCTGTGTCCATAAGGATACAGCACTTCCGGGTGGTTTGAGGAGAATTGAGCTTGGTGAGAGTATTACCAGTCAATTAATTTATGAGGGATTATTGTAATTACAAAGAACGCAACAATTGTCTTAGTAGGTAAAAAAGAAATATCAAAGCTAGCAGGGCATCAAATGCAACTAAGACCATCAAGAAGATGATCTCTATGGTCATTTATTGTTCTCTTTCTAATTCTTTCTTTCTTTTTTCTAGTTTCTGCTCGGCCTCCTCTATCTCAAGCAATTCTAGCTTTCTTCTGTATTCTTGGCCGCTTGATGTATTTAGCTGAGGCCATCTCTTTTGAGCATCATATGATATGTACATAAACAGGAACATCATCACAATGAGTATAACTAAAAAAGCAACTCCTAAAGCAATATCAATTTGATAGTGCTTCATTCTCTCTGCTCTTCTTCTTGCCTTGATTGCTTCTTGTTCCATTTGCTTTGAAATAAGAGCTCTTTGCTGCTTTCCAAGCTCCTTGGTCATTGCTTCGACTTCTGAGAACAAAGCACCAAGTTCAGGAGGACTTTGGTAGGTCATTAGCTCACGAAGCTCTGTACCCATTTGCTCCAGTTGCTTTTTCATTAGAACACGTTTAAGTGCTCTCTTGGCAAGACTATCACCTCCAGTGTAAATTTCTGTCTTACTTCTCTTTTCTTCTTCCTCTAAGACAGCAACACACTTAAAGTAGTTATCATAGTACTGGCCAAGATAGTCACCAATCTCTGTATAGATGTTCGGTGCTTCTTCGCTTCTCTTGTTGAGATCCTTTACACGAGCCTTTTCCTCCGCTAACTGCTTGACAGCGGCATCAGGGATTGGTTTACCATCGTATTTTTTGTGGAATTGATCGTCAAGATCTTTAATTACTGACTTGACATCACCAGCAGCACTCTTAATGTCTTTGTATAGCTGGCAACCTTTTTTGACAGCCTGTACTGCTCCGTTTGCCAATGCAAAGAGGGTGAACGGATCCATTTTAGGTCATGAGCGGTTCCCATGACAAATTCAAACTCTCCATTAGATATCTCCAATATTGTTGACATTGAGAAGAATACAATATATAATAAAAATATTAATCTCCTGATATTTATGCATTCAAAAACGCATATATAATTAACATTGGTTCGAGAAGTTGATTTAGAATTGTAGGAGTTTATTATGCGTGAAGATTTGTTTGGTAATGTTGTTAGTGGGTTTACTTGTTCTGCCTTTGATTTATTGCATGCTGGTCATATCCTCATGCTTGAGGAAGCTAAAAAGAATTGTGATTATTTGATTGTTGGCTTGCAAAACGATCCATCATTTGATCGTGTTGGTAAAAACAAACCAATTCAATCTCTTGTTGAGCGATATATCCAACTGAAAGGTGTTAAGTACATTGATGAAATCATTGTATACAACACAGAAAAAGACTTGGAAGATCTATTAAAGATTCTTGATATTCAAGTTCGATTTGTTGGTGAGGAATATAGAGACAAGGATTTAACAGGTCGTGATATTTGTACTGATCGTAATATTAAGATTCATTACAACAAACGCCAGCACAGCTTCAGTACAACAGAATTGCGTTCTCGTATTGCTCGCAAAGAAACTGTTAAAGACTCGCCATCTGTTGATACACCCAAAGTAACAAGTACATAGGACAAGTCATACAACTAGTCGTAAGAGTTTGTATATAATTTAATGGAGAATTTATTATGAGTGATAAAGAATATCAACCGTGGGAGCGTAATGAATTAAATAAAAATTCAAAAGGCGGGACAGAGTTGACAATGGAGGGGATTATATCCCATGTTGATCCGGAACTATTGTTTGACTTTCAATTGATTGCAGCAAGAGTGAGAGAGCTACATAAGGATAAAATTCGAATTTATCATTTGCATGATTTGCCTGAAGATCCTGAAGCAATTCATTTGAAGAACTCATCGAGCCGCGATCGATTCCATAAACTAGTGTTTAGTAGCAATTGGCAATACAACCGGTATTGTGATGTTCTTGGAATTCCCCGAAATGACCTTAGCGTTATTATTGAAACTGCTATTGAACCAATAGACATCAAAACAATTAATAAATCAAAAGATGAGGTGCGTTTAATTTACACCTCTACACCCCATCGCGGCCTTGAATTGTTAGTTCCTGTTTTCATCGAGCTATGCAAAAAGCACGATAATATTATTCTTGATGTCTTTTCTAGCTTTAAAATTTATGGTTGGCAAGATGCTGATAAACCATATGAAGAGCTGTTTAAAATTTGCCGTGACCATCCAAAAATTAATTATCATGGATTTGCTAAGTCAAACACTGACGTTCGTGAAGCGCTAGCAAAAGCACATATTCTTGCATATCCATGTATCTGGCAAGAGACTAGCTGCCGCAGTGTTATAGAGGCAATGAGTGCTGGTCTACTCTGTGTTCATCCTAATTACGCAGCACTTTCTGATACAGCTGGTGGAATGACTTTCATGTATCAGTGGAATGAGGATAGAGCAGCACATGCCAACCGTTTCTTCCATTCACTGGACCATGCTATTACTAATGTTAATAGTGATGATATGCAAAACTATTTGAAGTTTGTAAAAATATATGCTGATGCACGTTTCAATACGAGCAAAAACACATCAATCTGGACAAATTTGTTGATGGAGCTAAAGGATCGCTTTCCCACTGTTGAGTCGCGTAAGCTGCCTGGTTTGATGTTTACTTACGAGGCTGGACGATGATTGTAACTAACACACCATTGCGTGTTAGCTTCTTTGGTGGCGGCAGCGATATCGAATCATTTTATGGTCAGCACGGTGGTGCAGTGTTAACCTCGACAATAAACAAGTATATTAGGCTTTGTGTGCAACGCGTGGCACCATCACACGTCAAGCTAATGTATAGTGAGACTGAAAAGGTGTATAAGGTTGAAAACCTACGCCACGACCGAGCTCGCGAGGTAATGAAGTTTTTGGGTATCAAGAGTAATATTGATATTGGTTCGTTTGCTGATATCCCAACAAAAGGTACGGGCCTTGGTTCAAGTTCGACATTTACTGTTGGTCTTTTGCGAGCGCTTACAACTTATATTGGACGTCCCTGTAGTCGCTATGAACTGGCTGAACTTGCCTGTATGATTGAGATTGAAAAGTGTGGACAAAAAATTGGTAAACAAGATCAGTATGCCTCAACGTTTGGTGGTTTTAATTACATTACGTTTGACCAAAGTGGTATAGAAGTAATGCCTCTTAATCTTAGAGATGGGCTAATTGCACAATTTGAAAGTAATTTAATGTGCTTCTACACTGGTCAGACCAGAAATGCTTCCGACATTCTTACTGACCAGGTAACAAAACTCGAACGCAATGAAAAGGATACAATCCTTCTTACCAAGGAACTTGTTGACATTGCTCATACTGCTAGAGTAGAATTGCAAGCTGGACGTCTTGATAATATAGGTGCTCTTCTTGATGATAGTTGGCGTATTAAAAAGAAACTATCGTCCGGTATCAGTAACCCAATGATTAATGAGATGTATGAGGCGGCAAGACATGCAGGAGCTATTGGTGGAAAGATTCTTGGTGCTGGTGGCGGTGGATACATGATTCTGTATGTGCCACCTAGATACCAAGGAGCTGTAGCTGATGCACTTAGCAATCACTCTTTGTTTGATTTTAACTTTACCGACGAAGGTAGTCGTGTAGTTTATAATGACGAACCAAATGTATATTAATTGTAACGAATATTTTCAAACATATTGCGAGTCGATTGACAAAGCACTTAAAGGTGTGCAGGAACATCCATATAAAGCCGCATACGATAGGATTAAACACACAGGAACAATAGGTGCTCGCATCTTTGTATGTGGTAATGGTGGTTCCGCTTCCATTGCTGAGCATTTTTCTTGTGATCATTCAAAAGGTGTTCGTATGGATGCACCATTTCTAAGACCAAACGTTGTCAGTCTTGCATCCAATATGGCAACGATTACAGCTATTGGTAATGATATTGGTTACGATAAGATCTTTTCAAAACAACTAGAGTTTTCCAATGCAACACCGGACGATATTCTCATCGTTATATCATCAAGCGGTAACAGTTCAAACATTATTCGTGCTCTTGAGCAAGCACATCAAAGTAATTTGATTACTATAGCTCTTGTTGGTTTTGATGGTGGACAAGCAGGAAAGATGGCTAGTACCACAGTTCATGTTAACAGCTCAAATTACGGAATAGTAGAAGACTGCCATCAGATCATTATGCATTCATGGGCACAGGCTCTACGTGTTTCAGCAGCAACAGAGCATCTTAAACTGTAGTTGACTATAAGATGAAAATATAGTACTATATACCTTCAACTACTTTATAATTTTATAAAATGATTCTTATAGACTTCAATCAGGTCTGTATCTCAAACCTGATGGCACAAATCGGAAACCACACAGAACTAGCTGTTGAGGAGGGTCTTGTTCGCCATATGATCCTTAACTCGCTTCGCTTATACAAACAGAAGTTTGGATCTGTCTATGGTCAAATAATTATTGCCTGTGATGATAAGAACTACTGGCGCAAGCAGTTGTTTCCGTACTATAAAGCCGGTCGCAAGAAGATGAGAGAAGAGAGCGATATCGATTGGTCTTCGTTGTTCGAGATCCTCAATAAGATCAGACAAGAGATCAAAGATAACCTACCGTACATTGTCCTTCATGTAGAGACTGCAGAAGCAGATGACATTATTGCGACTCTTGCCAAAGAATCAAATGAGGATGTTCTTATCCTATCTGCAGACAAGGACTTCATTCAGTTACACAATTCAAAAGTGATTCAGTTCGATCCAATTCGTAAGAAGAATATTAAAGTAGATAGACCAGATCTATACTTAAAAGAGTTGGTGATCCGAGGAGACAGCGGAGACGGGGTGCCAAATGCAATGTCTCCAGATACATCACTTGTTGATGGTATCAGACAAAAGAAGATAATGAAAGCAAAGCTGGATGAGTGGTTGAAGTTGGATTGGGATCAACTGTTTGATATTCCTGAATTTAAGATCGGGATTGCAAGGAACAAGAAGTTGATTGATCTGTCTGAGATTCCTGACAATATAACCAATGCTATCCTTACTCAATACCACACTGCACTTGACACACCTAAAAAAACAAATATTATAAATTACTTCCAGCAACATAAATTGTCTTCGTTAATGGAGAGCGCAAATGACTTTTAATAGGAAATACAATGAAACTTGGTCTAGCTGAGATATTGAAAAGAACTTCCGAATTCGAAAAGAAGCAGGATAAGATAGATTATTTGAACAAATGGGATAGTGCAGCACTTAGAGCATTGCTCAAGTATGCATACGACCCCAAAGTAAAGTTCCTTCTTCCAGAAGGAGCACCACCATATAAAGTAAATGATCTACCGGACTTACAGAGTGTATTCTATAGTGAACTCCGCAAGCTATATCTTTTCATTGAAGGTGGTAATCCTAATCTCAAGCAAGTGCGTAGAGAATATCTATTTGTACAGATGCTTGAGAACCTAGACAAGCAAGATGCTGAGTTGCTACTTGCAGTAAAAGACAAAAAGATCCCGTACAAGGGAATCACAAAGAAGTTTGTTGAGGAAATGTTTCCAGGACTATTAGAGGGATAAATGGGTAAGACGAATAAACAGTTTCGCACATTGGATGAGAAACAACATCACGTTTTTAAAGCAATAAAAAAAGAAAAGTTCGATCGCTCTGTAAGAGACATAGATAGAGCTCTACAGAATAAGAAGTATGATCACTTCTATGATGATATTGAAACTAAAATAGAAAAGAGGTACTCTCATGGATAAAAGACATTGGTTTTGGCATAGTACAGCTATGAACAAAGTAGAGCAGTGGCTGCTTGAACTTACACACTGGGTGTGGGCTAAGCGTCACGACACACCAGAAGTAGAGGTAGTTCCTACTCCTCATAAGGAAGATCCAGTCATTGAGCCGCCAAAAATAGAAAAGAGAAAACTTGCTGTGAAGAAAGCTCCTAAAGGGAACGAGTGGTCTGTAAAATAATATGGCAACCTACACGTTTCGAAATAAAGAAACAAATGAGATTTTTGACCATTCAATGAGAATGTCTGAATATGATTTGTATATGGAAAGTAATCCTAATGTTGAGAGATACTACGAACCAAGTGATGCAATGAATATTGTATCCGGTGTTGGTGGTATCAAAACTGATAACGGATTCAAAGAAGTATTGTCCAAGGTTGCAGAAGCTCATCCTAACAGTCAATTAGCTGATAGGACGTTGTCTAGGTCTGTAAGAGAACATCAAGTCGATCGAGTTGTGAACAAATATAGATCATAAATTGAGAAACAAATACTTTGAGCATAAGCCTCTTCCTCGTCTTGAGATTCCAAGAACAGAGATAGATGGCAAGAGATATTATGTCACACCAAACGGTGACAAGTACAGATCCGTCACAACAATCCTTTCTCAACTATCAAAAGATGGAATCCAGGCCTGGAGAGATAAGGTCGGAGAAGAGGAAGCAAATAAGATCTCTGGCAAAGCATCGAGACGAGGAACAAAGCTCCATACAATGATGGAGGACTATGTTGCCAACGTTGAAGACTTTGCGTTGGACAAAATGCCAACAACAACCTCACTATTCCTGGACATTCAACCGTATGTTGACCTTAACGTCGAAGAGGTGTATGGTATCGAATATCCGTTGTATTCCGACAGACTCAGGGCTGCTGGTACATCGGACCTGATTTGCAAATATAACGGTAAGTACACGATCCTAGACTATAAGACATCGGGCAAGAGGAAGAAGGAACAGTGGATAGAGAACTACTTTATTCAATCAACTGCCTATGCTCTTATGTGCAAGGAGAGGTACGATCTGGACATTGAGCAAATTGTAATTCTGATTGCAGTTGATGGTGACCTTCCTCAGGTCTTTGTGAAAGATCCAAATGATTATGTTAAAAGAACTATTGAAGTATTCGATACTTATTAGTGTTGTTGGTTGTTCCTCTGTTCCTAAGGAGGACAATAGTTCAGTACTGATGGAAGATGTGATTGTAGAAAAAACAACTGTTCGCTCTACTACTCAGAATCCTAAACCAAAGTCTACAGGTGGCGTGTATATTAGTGGTGACAATATTAATATTGGTACTCTGATTGTCAATTCACCCGGTGCGATAGTTGACAATTCAACAAAAGTTGTATCTGTTCACCAAAGTCAAACGAATCAAAGTAATCATCAATCTCATTCTTCTACACCATTGACATCCCAATCCTCTTCTTCTATTTTGGTATCAAGGGAACCAGATAATAATCAACCCGCATATGATACAGAGAGAGACTTTTTCAAAAAGGTTATACCTGCATTTAGTATGGCTCTGCCGTCCATATTGATTCAATCTTTTGCGAGATAAATATTGGATGGCTGGAAGACCAAGAAAACCAATAGTTGAAAAAGAATGTCCTCGGTGCTCAACCAAGCACATGAAGAAGGGCAAGTACTGCTCTTACAGCTGTGCTAATGTCAGAGAGCATAGCGAACTTGATAAATTAAACAAATCCCTCTCTGTTAGCAAATACTACAAGACTTCAGAAAAAGCCGAGATGCATATCTGGCAGAGTACTGAGCGAATAAATGCAGCTCGTGCGTCGAGAACCGATGCTACAATTGTCATTCCCACCCGAGAAGACATCGAGCCTGCTCTCCCCCCAATGGAAGATGAGTATGACTACTCCAATCGTCGAAGTGGTCGCGACATATGGTTCGATGTAGACTAATAAAAGTGGCTACTTCACTCTAGTTGTGCCGAACCTCAATCCGTTGTATACTGGACTCATAGCAAACAAAGGAGTATGTTATGGAACCGATGGACTTTGTGAGTGAGATGAATGCTTTGATCGACCAGATTGAGATCATGATTCTGGATAACGATCCAGCATATCTGAACTGGTTGGAAAGCCAGTATGAGACAGAATGTGAGTTTGACCGATGATCAATCCTATTCCTAAATCCGAACTATGGAACACTCCAACGAGTCTGGATCAGTTGGATGAGATGATTCAGCAACTTCCAGCTTTGCAAAAAGCTCTAGTGTATAATCATGTAATGATGACGCTCAATCTTTGTCATAAACTAGTGAAGGACGAAAATGCCGTACGTGACAACTGAAGTTGAAGTTGAAGTCGACTTGGGAGACTTTGATGATGATGATATCAGGGAAGAATACGAGGCTCGTGGTCTTAGTGATAAACCTGAATTCAAAGAAACTCTGACCGAGATCTACCAGCTTCGTCGGTTGGGTAAACCATTCGAGAATGAGTTGAACAAATTGATTTGTGATGCACTTGGTGTTGTAATTTAAGGAGAACTGTATGCCTAGCATGTCGTATTGTATGTTTGAGAATACTTCTGGTGAGATGAACCAGGTGCTCAATAAGATGAGTGATGCTTGTGATATCGATGACCTCGATATGAATGAGTACGAACAGCGTGCGTTTCGTGATCTGTATGAGCAATGTCAAGAATACATTGTTCGTTACCGTGAGCTTGCTGCAGAATTTATTGAGGAATGAAATGGAACTGGCAGAGCAAATAGATTCTGATACAATTATTCTTCGTGTTCCTAGACCAGGAGACGGAGAGATGTTGTATGATGCTTTGTCCGACGTGTTAGAAAGACTCAAGAGTCGTCCTAACTCATGGACATGGGCTGATAATCCTCAAAGTCCTGATGTTTCTGAGGAATATTGCAAAGTCAATCATGAATTCTGGAAAAGTACTGGAAACAAATGGCCACTGTTGATTATTGAAAAACAATCTGGTAAAGTTGCTGGTGTATTTGAATTCTATCGCAGGGAGTGGGGTTGGGAGGTTGGTGCGTGGTCTCGTCCTGTTAGGATGATTGCCAACGTATCAAGAGACGTAATACCAATTCAGGGTATCATGACTGAGGCTGCTTTAGCAGTCAGAAAATATTTCATTACTCACGACCCAACTGCAGTTGTTGTGATGGGAATTGAATCTTCAAACAAGGCAGCCATTCGTTTGGTTGAAAAGATGGGATGCAGATGGAGTCACCAGTACATTAATCCAGACCGGAATAATGCTATTTTTGAAATTTACGAGTGGAGGTATCATGTCTAATTTCACAATCACATCAGACGAGATCAGAGATATTCATAATGGTCTTGTCTATCTCCGAAATGCAATTGACCGTTTGGAAGATACTCTCAGCCCTCATGTAATCAAGGAATTGCGCAAAGCAAAGTCCGAGATCGAGAAGGGGTTTAGGCCTGTTCAAGCTCAGAAAGAAGATCTCTGGGATAAAGCAAATAGATTCTTTGAGGAGACTCGAGACGAACTCAAATACACTTCCGTTTGGTCAATTTATGAAAAGTATGATGACATGCACAAGGTTGCATTCTTCTTAGAAGAAGGATCGGTTCTTGTCCATGAGAACTTCTCTGTTCCTTTGCCTGCTGGTAGCCGTACATGGTTCGATATGTGGAAAGCTGCAGATGAAGCAATAGTCGCCGTCGGTGGAGATCATATTTTCATCGAATCGTTTACCCAATCTTCAATTAATCCTAAAATCATATTTTTAGGTACAGGGAGCTGATATGCCAAACTGGTGTTCTAATTCAACTACATTCAAACACGACGATCCCAAGCAGATCGAGCGATTGAAGACTGCATTCTTGGAAGACAAGCTGTTTACCGAGTTTGCCCCTCCTCCAGCAGATATTGGTGAGAACTGGTATCACTGGTGTATTGAGAACTGGGGTACGAAGTGGGATGTCAATGGCTCTGGTGACGGCATTGTTGATATCAGAGAGAATGAGATTACTCTGTACTTTGATACGGCATGGTCTCCTCCGCTCGAATTCTATATTGCACTGGAAGACCAGGGCTGGATTGTCGAGGGATATTACTATGAGCCAGGAATGAACTTTGTCGGCAAGTGGGACGAGAACGGTGACGATTGCTATGAGATTCCTGAATCGTCAGAAGCGATTGCAGAAGTGATTCCGTCTGACATCGAGCAGACATTCAATATCATTGAGAACAAGATGATGTGGGAGGAATACAATGGGGATTGATCCAAACGATGTCTACTTTGGTCTTGTGTGTCTGGCATCAGTACTTGTACTGGGTGTGATGCTGGATTACTTTATCGATTACATTCAGAAAGACAATGATGATGAATGATTGGGATAGAAATAATTTGCATTTCCTGCTAGACTCAGACGAGGAGACGCTCAATGACTTTTACTCTTGGGCAACTCAAGACGATCTCGATTATGCTTTGAAGTTGATTAGAGAAGCAAAGTCAGAGCTAGACATTGCAGAGATGGAGCTGTTAGATGAAAGCACAGAAGAAAACGGACTCACCGAAGCCAGAGAAGTCCTCAGCCGATACACCAACATTCCGCTGGAACGATGAGATTGTTACTGAGCAGCAGTACAATGATCTGATTGAAGATCACAAGCGATGGG